CAATGCGGACCCGCCAACAAGAAAAGGCCCATTAATCGCGGCTTTTGGCTATGAAAAAAGTGATACTCGTTTGTATCACATTTATCGTTCTAATATGGCAGGGTGTAAAGATTTTAATACAAACCGAACACCTCGATGTACAAACCGAACAGGGGCTGTAACCCTATTATAGTCTACTAATGAGATCAACAATATTGTCTAGCAAATCAGAACTATTTTCATTTAATATCAGAGCGTCAGAATTTCACTCACAATTTCACAAACGTTCTTATTGACTGTATCCACTTTTATGGTGTCAAGTATTTGATACATGTTGATTCTTGCAACACTTCTGTCGATTACATCGTTACTGCGGATCCCCCTGGCGATGTCAGCAGAGAGTCTTTTACGCAAATTGGTTTCATCGATCATAAGCGAAATCTTTATGACTCTCGCATCTCCTTTGTCCAGACTATTGATTATTTCGTCAATAATGGATTGTTCATGCATTACCCAGCAGAAAATAATATTTTTATAGGCCGTACAGTGGAGAAAACTATTCAGCAAGAAGCAAATGTTGCGCATGACCATGGCTTTTGTTTCTTCTGTTACCTGAAACGGATTGGCATCCCAACACCAATCGCCGTCAAGAAAAACACTGTTCGGCAACTCCTTTTTTAGCTGCTGACATACCGTCGTTTTACCGACGCCCATTGTACCACCGATCAGATATATTGTTTTCATATCTGTTCCTCACAAATCCCGATTTCTTGTTGTCTATTATACCGACGAAGCATGAACATTTCTACCGATAAAAACAGCCGGGACACCCCGACTTCCACAACTTACCCCTCAAACGCCAACTTACCCCTCAACCGACAAAAACGGCGGAGGAATAATTAAATTGTATCAATCTCAGTGTTTTTATACTAAGTAATTGAAACTTCGTTTTTATATCCGCTATAGTAATGGAACTCTATTTTGCAATCTCTGTATACAACAGCTTTTTCTAACAAAAGCGACCACCACTTTATTTGAAATTCTTCTTCGCCTAAATTATTTTCTTTAAGAAGTTTTATATTCATTCTTATCTTATAAGCGGTTGCATCTTTTTGACTGCGTTGTTCTTCAAGAGCTTTTAGGTCTTTGCTTATTTCTTTATGCTTTTTAACTAATAACTGATATTTTTTATTCGCCTCTTCAGAATCAATGTTTCCTTTTTTCTTGTCTTCTATTAACTTGCGAGCAGATTCGTTTAAAGCATCGCATTCGATAATCATTTCCATAATCTTGGTGTCTAGTTCTTTATGGTTTTCTAACATTTCCAGGCCAAGTTCTAAATCTTCGATAAGGTTTTCTTTGCTCATTTTTCTGCACGATTCAACGAAAGCTTTTTTAATGGAATCTTCAGAAATTGTTGGTGTTTTGCAATGTTTTTCCGTTGCGAACTTGTGATTGCATTGATAAACCACTTTTCTATATTTATCGTTGCTATGCCACACTTTTTGGCCATAACAAGAACCACAGTCATCGCAGATTACTTTGCTACCTAAGACTGAATTACCAGAATATTTGCCTTTCATTCCTTCTCTTCTAATAAATTCAACTTGAACCATTTCCCACTCTTCAACCGGAATGATAAATGGGTGTGATTCCTTAACATGGTAGATAGGCACATCTTTTCCTGTATTAACTACTTTTTTATGAGTTAAGAAATCCTCAATATATGTTTTTTGAAGGATGGCTTCGCCTTTATATTTTTCATTAGTTAAGATTTTGTTAATTCTATGAGCTTGCCATTTATAAACATACTCACCATTCTTATCCTTTTTCTTTGATGGCATAGGTACTTTATGCTCGTTTAAATAATTTGCTATCGCAAAAGTTGATTGTCCTTCCCAAAACATTTGATAAATAAGTTTGACCACTTTTGCTTCTTCTTCATCGATTACAGGCGTTCCATCTTTTCCCTTAACATATCCGAGGAAGTTACCATAAGGGATAAGAACCTTACCATCTGCAAAGCTCTTTCTGATTCCCCATTTAACGTTCTCTGATATGTTGCGGCTTTCCTCTTGTGCTAAGGCACTAAGGATTGTAATGATAAGCTCGCCAGTTGCATTGATCGTATGTAATCTTTGCTCTTCAAAATAAACATCGATGCCTAAGTCCTTTAGTTCACGAATGGCACTAATACTATCTACCGTGTTTCTTGCGAATCTAGATAAGGACTTGGTGAAAAGCAAATCAAATTCGTGTCTTCTAGCAGCGGCCATCATCTCATTAAAACCTTTTCTCTTTTTAAGCATGGTTCCTGAGATGCCTTCATCCGCATAGACTTTAACGAATTTGTATTCAGGGTTTGATTCAATTAATTGTGTGTAATAGCTGACTTGAGCGGCAAATGATGTAAACTGCTCATCGCTATCTGTAGATACCCTAGCATAGGCAGCAGCTCTTATGAGCTTATGTTCATCTAAAGGGAATTCCTCTAACACTTTATTATGCTTAGGTTCGATTCTTGTTACTGTAGGCATAATTGTCTCCTTTCTTCTCTTTGTCTTGCTTGTTCTTTCATTTCCGGTGTCCATGAGTCTTTCCTCGAAGGTGTGACCCATGTCACTTCTTTTGACGTTTTATCTTTAAAGTTGATAACTAGGAGGTTGTTTGGATAAGCCACCATGTCTTCTACCATTTCTCTAAAGACGGCTTCATTAAATTCTTCTAGTCCGAGAACCTCTGCGATCACTTTATAAAGCACTCTTTCAGGTATAGCTTTGTTGGTGCAGTAGTCTTTACCCATCTTGTCAGCTTCCTTACACATCCACTTTGGTTGGTAAGTACATACTTTATGATGGAAAGAGGACCCACAGCACCCACATTTAATCATCTTTGTAAAAGGATATGACTTTACTGGTTTGTGGTCTTTATAGACGGCATTTCGCTTTGCTCTTATACGGATGCATTCTTGAAACTGCTCTTTAGAGACTATTGGCTCATGGTTATCGCTAACGTGGTATTTAGGTTTGGTATCCTTATTTATCTTGTAACGTTTATTAGACATCACTGGCCTATAGGTCTTTTGGAGCATTAAGTCTCCTGTGTAAGTAACATTAAGTAAAAGGTTCCTTACTGTGGTCTTTGACCACTTGTCAATTCGAGCAGGCTTGATTCCTTCCTTGTTTAGCTTTTTAGCAATGGCGGTATCACCTAGTCCACTTTGGTAAAGGTCAAATATCATCTTCACCACTTTTGCTTCTTTAGGCACCACTATGTATTTCTTATCTTCGATGTGGTAACCAAAAGGATCATTGCCACCCCATATGAGCCCGCGTTCCATATCCTTTTGAATACGCCAGTACATGTTAAGGGACATAGTTTTGACTTCTTCTTCAGCAGTCGCAGCAAATACTGTGAGCATGATTTCGCCCTCAAAAGATAGCGTATGGATGTTCTGCTCTTCGAAATAGACATCAACACCGATGTGTTTAAGCTCTCTGCAGGTATTTAAAAGAACCACTAGGTTCCTAGCGAATCTCGATACGCTTTTAGTAATGATTAAATCAATCTTGCCATTATGGGCATCTTCAACCATTTTAGTGAAATCTGGTCTATCGCTTTTAGTGCCGCTTATGCCTTCATCAGCATAGATGCCTGCAAACTTCCATTCTTTATGGCTTTTAATCAGTTTGGAATAGTAGTCAACTTGAGCATTTAATGAGTGGAGCATAGTCTCTTTTTCTTTAGAGACTCGAGCATAAGCACAGACCTTAAGTTTGCCCTTATTTTCAGGTAAATTTGTGATCTTAATAATGTCCAACTTTGATACACCTCCTTACGTATATAATCCCTCTAAAGAGGGATATTATCCACTTATTAAGCATTGAAAATGCTCCTATTTGAGAGGTTGTATTTAGCTAATAATTTGGCGTTTATTTCATCAAAATCTTCCTGCGAAATTTCACCCTTTTTAAGCATTTCTTCATAGTAAGTTCTGCTGATCAAATAATTATGAACTCTTGTCTTGTAGTCTTTTGCCATATCGGTATTCGACGTAGCATGAATGACAGCAATATTTAATATGCTTATACTTCCACGTAACAAAATGTTTGCCGCAGTTTAGACAAACGCGTTCTTCTACTTTACGGTTCTTCTTTGAGCTACGACACTCATCAGAACAGTACTTTCTTTTCCTGCCTGGTCCTTTTAGAACCGCTATCTCAATGCCGCACACCAAACACTTTGAAAAATGATCAACATTAGAATCGATTAGTCCGTGAACGGTATCGTTACTTCTATCCACTATCTTACATATTTGGCGGATACTTTTGCCGGATTTCCTTAGTTCTAGAATTTTGTTCTTCTCTTCAGTGGTCATGCTACGACCTCCTTTCGGCATAAGGACGTTTCGAGCATGTTTCGTTAACCCAAAATAAAAAAATCCTCAATTAAGAGGAGAAATCATGTATACTACTAGCACCGGGCATAAGGACTAATGGTTAGCTTATTAGTTCAATATGGGTAGCACGAGAGTTACCAATAATAGTTTTATTAAAAGGAGAAACACTTATGTCCGATTATGAACACCCTATCAGTGTTTCCATCGTGAGACACGAATTCGGTACCTTCTTTGATAGAGTAAGATGGTTATACAACCTAGCATTCTTCAAAGAAGAAAAAGGCTACAGAGCGGAAGTTGTGAAAAAGTACGCTGATGAATTGTTTGAGGCTAACCGCATCAGTGATTACATCCACTCCATTATTGGAGAAGCGGTTGAAAAGTTCACACTACTCTCTCCAGTCAAATTAAAAGAGATGAACCCAACCAAGCTCGAGCAATTGAGCAAATGGATTAACATCTCTATTGATGACATTAACGGTGAAATAAACGATTTAATGTCCAAGTAATGAGCTCCTATTAGGAGCTTTTCTTTTTATTAATAACTATTATTTATTTTATTTAAAGTCGAGAAACTTATACTATCCGACTTAAAGCTATTATTCAATAGGTGTGAGCGGCATACTATCTATTTTTTCAAGTGATAATCTTTCTTTACTAATGCTAAACATATCAAAGCCTTCATCATCATAAGAATGAGCAATCTCAGCTTGATATAAGTCTATGCTGTTGTCTTCGCTTATTTCAAATGTATAGTCAATAAAAGCATCTGCCGTTTCTATTCCGACAATCGAATATTGTTTTTCGTTTGATAAATCAAAAGCATTTAAATAGGAACGATGAATACCACTACCACAAGAATATATATAGTAAAGCAATGAATGATTACCGTCACTTCGATATACGAATTCGGTAACACCCCATCCTCCGAAACTCCCGCCGAGTGGATAATAGTTGTTACCCAAATGCAGGTAAGTCATTCCGTTCAAACCTCCATTATCTCGAGAAGAGAAGCGAAAAATTTGTATCTTGTTTTTTGATTTGACATAATCAGATTTGACACATTTAATGTGATTAAGTAAATCTGGCTGGTTATTTTTAAGTGTTTCATAAGAAGGATTGCTATTTAGAAAATAATCGTCAAGTGATTCAGCATCAATTTTTCCATCGGTGTACTCAATTCCAAATTTAACAAACGTAGATTCGTTCATCGCAACACAAGATGTTAAACACAATAAGGCAAAAACCGATGTTATTGTTTTTCTCATATCTCGTTCTCTTTCTCCTTTAATACTATGTATTAACTCTTATTTGATGTCCGTAAACTAACATTACCAAATATAGAAAAATCATGCTTGTTCAAATAGATTTGAGAAATTAACATCACCTATAACTCTATAAAACACATCTTCGTATTTAAATCTATCAGCAGCATAAATATAGAGTTTCGAAGATAATTTTAATCCATCATCAATATAAAATTCTGGCATATTATCATCCATTGGGTTGTCTCCCCACTTAACAAACTCAAGTTTATCTAGATAATTTACCAATACGCCATCCGTGTCTTCTTCGCTTCTATAGGCATAGCAATCATCTGTTCCGTATGTAATAAATGAATAGCATTCTTGATATGGGTTATCAATTCTTGTTGTTCCGGGTATCTTTTCAATGTGATAAGCAAAATTACTCGATAATGAATCGTCTCCTGAAGTAAATCCATTATATATCTTCATGTCATATTTATTTTCACCACTAAAGAAAGTGATTGTGTTAAATCCACCACCCGTTATTTGGTGCGCATTAGTTTCTGAAATCATCACTTTGGATAGTAACAAGTTATAGACATTAGAAATATCGTTTCTATCAGTAGTGTATTTTACAAAATCAAATGATCCAGGAGCCACTCCTATGCCACCTTGTTGTAGTCTAACTTTGTCAACATCATCTAACGATAGATTTTTGGCCCATGGGAAAATGTCAGGCATATCAGCTCGATATTTATCGTATTTATCAGATTCATTATCACAAACAAATTTGATTATTGATTTGAATTCTTTATACGTGAAGTTTAAATCAAAAGTTCCAATTTTTGTAAAATGAGCAATATAACAGTCTGCATCTTTATCATAATAAAAGTCACCGTATCTTGTGCTATGCATTGTTGTTTCGTTATAAGAATATGTTGACCATTCATCATCAAAAACAACATTATCGCCAATATCAATAACTTCATTATTTGTTGAACTGACAATAGGTCTTACACGGAAATGATAATATTTAAGAGTATTAACATAAAATACAGTTTCATTATTTATTGCTTCATTTGGACACTCAAAGGTCTCTCCACGATGCAAAAGAACTAGTTTTCCACGAACGCCAGTAATTGTGTCAGTTGATGTATGACTTTTGTTGTTGGCATTTGTGCAAGAAGACAAAGAAGCAATTGCTAATAAAATCGAAATTAAAAAAGTTGCTTGTCTCATAACTATAAGAATTTACTGCTATCTAAGATAGCCATTTAATTATATAACAAAAAAATCCCTGCTACTAGGATTTCTCCGTTCACAGGGATAATTCAATTCTTTAATTTGTAAATAGATGCTTCAATTTGGTTGGTAATCCAGCTTTCTAAATCACCATAGTTTGCAACAATGAAATCTTTTAACTCAACGGTTAGCTCTGAAGTCACAATAGCTTTCGCTTTGTTTAGTGCTTCAAGCTGAGCGGTTTTATCGAAGGTTCCACTATTTTTAAGTGATTCGACATAGGTTTGGAAAGTGACTCTCACTGCATTAGTGACTATCTCAGTAGCCTTTTTAAATAATGCAGCGGCTTTCTCATCCTTAATTTTAGTGGATAACCACTGAGAAAGTTTGATTCCTAAGAAGCTAATGAGCGGCAAGATGATGCATGTCGTAACTGCCGCCAAAATGTTTAATAAAATTTGGTTCATGTGAGCTCCTCCTATTTATGAGCTTGTTTATTAATATGGTCTTCTATTTCGCTAATCGCGGTAGTAACTGGACCATCGCAGCCTTGTTCTTTTAGACCTTTAAGGCAAGCAAGAACACCTTTGGTGAGTATTGTTTGCTCAGCCTTAATTTCTTTGATTTCAACATCGTTTCTTTCTCTTTTGAGCAACCACTTGAAGAATCCAAATAAGATTCCAAAGATTACTCCTAAAGCAGTAATGATTGATGCTGTGGTAATAATGATTTCTACAACGTGACTCATGGTGTTTCCTCCTCAAAGGTCTTAATTAAGTAAGAAAAAATCTCCTGTAATCTTGGGAGATGCTTTTCAATGTTGAGGTTCGTTTTTAAGTCTTTAGCAAGTTCGAAATTCTCTTTAGAGAAATAATATTCAAATTTGCCAGTTTCCTTATAATGCCTAATAAGCGAGTCAACTCGGTATAAATGGTAAAGGCTCTTCTCTTCTTTATAGTTTTCAAGTCTGATTCCAAAATAAGTGATTAAGCGATAAAGCCAGTCTTTGAAATGTTTCTTGAAATCAATGAATAAAAACTCATCTAATTTGTCTTTGATTGATTCATCAACATAGACGATATTCTCTTTTGCGAGCAATGTGTTATCTACCCAGCAAAGGAAATAAGTAAGACACCCTCTATCGAAGTTTTTTATTCTTTCGAAATAGCTTCTACCATAAGTAAAGAAGTCGCAGTCATCGGTTTTAACGACATTGCAACTGTCGAATCCATCAATAATAACCGTGAAGTCTTTATCGCTATCATCTTCACTTAGTCCATAAATGGATGAGCCACATCTGTAGCAAAGTAGCACCTTATTAGGTGCAAATAATCTATCTAATAACTCTTGCATATTTTGGTTGGTTCCCCCTTGAATCTTCGACATAAAGTTTGCTGCTTGTTAATTGACATGAAAGCGTGCAGTCTTGACCGTTATAACGATAATGGACAATACCGCCACTACCACCAACTGAAGCACCACAGAATAAGACATTAGCTCCACCTACATATAAAGAGATGATTCCGTTATAAGCATTTAACGAAGTGATGTCATCAAACACATAACATGTTCCGTAAGAAAGTGACGAATACATATCCCAGATAGGACCATAGCTAGAACTAACATTGTCTCTAATCTCTGTTCCTTTTTCATTAATCTTGGTTTGATTATTTTTGATGTAAGGCGGATTATAGTTTCCATCTAACGTGATTGAAGATGAGGTCTTCGTGTATCTGCAGAGTGGGAACTCATAAATGAGGCCACCATTCATCAAGTCATTCTGTGTTAATGATGGATAAGCAGAGGAGGCTTCCTTCTTTTCTAATGAGATGGTGTTATTTCCTAAGTCAATCTTGATGATTACATAGCCATAAGCAGAGCCATCTAAAGAGACAGAAATCTTGGTACCACTTTCAACATAAATTCTTCTTCCATAAACCTGAACATACCCGTTTTGGAATGAAATGTAGTTATTACTGACAGATGCCTGACATCTACCTAAAATGCCATAAAAAATGCCGTTCACACCACTCGTTAAGAAATGATTAATATCGGCATCCATTTTGCTAGATACTGAAGCAGCATCAAATGTGATTTTTTGAATAGCCATTAGGTTGACCTCCTATCAATTAATTTGAGTTTATCTGTCAAAGACAGACGATATTCACCAAGTGTTATTTTGGCAATGTTAAAAGTCCCTTTGAATTCCACCTTTGAGACGATGGTTTCATAGGTTTTACTTTCGGTAATAAAAACCACTATCGCACCGACTTTTAAGTCTTTTAATGCTTCAATCTTATTTGTGATAAAAGAGAAGTTAAATGTAATCGTATGCTCCAGAGAAGAATCGACCAGTGCTTTAGTGGCTTTGGTAAGTAAAGAATCGTAGTCCTTATCACCATAGAACTCATACTTCATTTTGACCTTATGAATTCTTTTTAATGCTGGGGCGGTTGTTACCACTTGGCCATCATTAGTTAGGTAATAAACGACTTGATTTGTATGCTGCGTATTTTCAGCTTTTGGAATGTAATAAACTTTGTTTAAGCTTATCTCGTTAGTGTCGTTTACGTTGAGTTCAGTGATTGTTCCTAGATTAGACTTCATAGTGATTCCAATCTTTGCAGAAACCACTTTAATTTTTATCTTTGAAAACTTACCATTTGCGAGCACCACTTCATACTCAAGTCTGATGCCGTACGTTTTAGAGAACTCTTCCACTAAATCGAGGATGTTCTCTTTGGTATCAGCTTCATATTTTAGATTGCAGTTTTTCACCACTTCGATAGCGGTTTCTAAATAAGAGACATTTTGGTAAGTGTCGCCTGAGTACTTAAACGTGTTATTAATAAGGTTCACGATAAACTGAGCAGAGTTACCGCTAAAGGTCGTTGGCAAAGGTACATCAACATCAAGCAATGAAAGATAGTCCTTTGTTTCCACTTTTGTTTGAGCCTTATCGTCAGTTTTAATTGAAGTAATGATTCCAACATAAGGATAGCCTTTATCTTTGACGATAAGTAAGTCGCCTATTTTAGCGTTTAAACTTTGTTTATTTACTGTGAATTTGCTCTTTTGAGGAATAAGAGCATCTAGAATGATGTCAAAGTCATCAGTGGCATAAGCATGGTCTATTACTTCGAGGTTTTGTTCGTTTAGAAAGATTAAAACCATATGACCTCCTAATGAGCAATGTACTCTTCTTTATATGCAATCTCACATGTAGCCTCTTCTCTAACACCGGGATCAAAAAAGATCTCACTTTCACCCGGAGGAAGGAATAAGAAGTTGTCACATGAGAAGTCCTGCTTATCGTAGTAGTCAATTTCCTCTCCACCATAGATAAGCTTGATGTATTGGTTTACAGGGTCAGAAGATATCTCGATTAAAGGTTCATCACGTTCATCGACTAAAAGTCGAAGGGTCTGAACATCTACACCATTTTGTCTGATAATGACTCTAGGGTTATAGCAGTTTCCATAAAGTCTAATGAGTAAAGGAACATCTCTAGGCGAATCGTTATAAACAGTAACTTTTCCGTTAAAGCTAATCGCATAGACATATGGATAGTCATAGGTGTATATCTTTCCACCACCAGTATCAGTAACATCGATGTGAGCAGACTTATTGACTAGCCATAAGGAAAGGCAATCAATCTTAACTTGTGTCTTTAGTACGCCTTGCTCTAATTGAGTCTTTGAAGAGGATTTGACATTAACAAAGCAATATTTCTTTCCTGCATCAGTTTCATAGAAGAGTCTCATCTCTTTACTTTTAGTAAGAAACTCTCTCCAACGAGTAAAACCCCGATAACCATCAATGAAATCTAAAGTGAAATCAATGGTTCTTTGAGGGATGGTTCTTTTAGTCTCAACAAAACGAGCGTTAAAATCTTCATATTCGATTTCAAACTCAAAACCTAAACCATCGAGTTCCTCAATAACACAGTTATGCGTGTAATCGAAATAGAAGGTGCTACCAACTTCATTAACAAGATAAAATCTACGTCTCATTAGTAGGCACCTCCTAATGCTGTATTAATTGAATCAATATCCACATCACCACTTGTGTTAATGGTGACATTGTTTGTGGTTGTCGAGTGATCATCATTCATGTATGAATTACTAGTCGATTTGACTGTATTTTCAGCATCAAAGTCACCAGTGCCAAACATCTTTCCAATGAGCTTAACAAGCCATCCAACCGTATGGTCGAGAATCCATTTAACCGCAGAGATAATCGCATTAAGGATATCTAAGATAGGTTTAAGGATTTGGAATAAGATTTGAAGGACCGGGACAATGACTGCTTTGATGACATTACCAATAATCACTAAGATTGGCGAAATCGCTTCAATAATCGTGAAAATAACATCGAGAATATCCATGATTGGCGTTAAGAACGTCTCAATTAAAGGAAGGAGAATCTCGAATAATTCCGCAATTACTTCAATGATTCCGCTGATAAATTCGATTAATGGTTCAAGGATTGCGAGAATGATCTCTAGGATTGGTTCCAAGATATCGATGATGATATCTAATAAGACAACCACCACTTTGATTACTTCACTTAAGATATCAACGATGACATTAATGATTTCAATAAGGATGTTTAAGATTCCATCCACAAGCTCAATAATGACGTCGATAATTTGAACCACTAATTTGATGACAAGTTGAATGATTCTAGCTACTACCTGCAAGGTCTTAGCGATCAATTGAGTAATAGGAATTAAAACTGTCGTTAGCATCTCAAGGATTCTAGTAATAGGTTCGATAAGGCTCTCAAGTAGTTTTACTACTTCATCAAGCACCATCATTACCACATCTAAAACGCCATCAATGATTTCAACTAGTACATCAATGATTTGATTAATAACATTCATCAATATGTCGAGGATAGGTTTTAACTTCTCGATGATTTTACCGACAAGTTCAATGATTTTATCGATGAGTTGTTTAACTATATCCAAGAGTCTTTTTAATAAAGCCCTGAAGTTTTCATTCTGTAGAAGAAGCACCGCAATGATGCCGATAATAAGAGCCCATGGACCTGCTTTAGCTACAGCGCCTAAAACTTTTGTAGCACCGCCTAATGCAGACACGGCCTCTTTGAGTTTTCCAACTAATCCTATGACTTTAGCAATAATTGTGATTATCGGTCCTATGGCAGTTAAAACACCACCAATTACTCCAATAACCACTTTCAAACCTGAGGACATTTCTTTCCATTTTTGAATAAGCTCTTTGAGCTTTGGAATTACTGTATCTCTAAGGAAATTAACAATTTTAGTAATAATAGGTGCAAGTGCGGTTGCGAGTTCAGTTCTCAAAGAGAGAAATGACTGTTTGAGTGCATAAATCTCGTTACCAAGTTTACCAGTAGTTTCAGCATCTTCTTCAGAAACAATACCAACTTTTTCAGCTTCATCCATCCAAGATTTAAGCTCGTCTTCAGAAGCACTTAATACTGGATTGAGCAAAGTGCCTAATTTATCACCAAAGAATTGATTCGCTAAAGCGGTTCTAGTAGCAGCATCTTCCACTCCTGCTATAGCACTACGGATTTTCTTGAAAGCTGCTTCTGCATCTAGACCAGCAAGATCATCCATTGTTAAACCAATTTTGGATAACTGCTCAGAGACATCATCTCCATTAGCAATTTGTCCTAAAAGGTTATTAATCTTTTGGAATGCTTTATCTAGATATTGGGTTTCACTACCAAGTTGTTTAGCAGCATATTCCCATTTTTGAAGAGCTTCTAATCCAACACCTAACTGCTTTGCAGTATCAGCCATCTGATTGACTGTTTCAGTTGTCTTTAATGCTAAAGCCGATAAAGCAGTAACAGCTGCAGTTACTGGAGCTGTGATGTATTTAGTCATCGCACCACCTATGGCAGACAACTTATTAACATCGATTTTCCCTAAAGCAGATATTTTGTTATCTGTTTGCTTTAACTCTTCATTTAGCTTTGCTACTTCTGCCTCAGTATATTGGACAGCACGTTGCATTTTCTTGAATTCTTGCTCACTGACCGTGCCGAGTTTTACACCTTCTTTAGCAAGTTCAAGTTGTTTCTTTTGTTCTTCTAACTTTTTCTTAGTGGTCTCCAAGATGCCGTTTAACTTATCTTGCTTTTGCTTCCACAAGTCGACGTTAGAAGAATCGTATTTTAAGTTTTTATTAATTGCAGCTAGGTCTCTTTGTTGCTCTTTAAGGTCAGAATTGAGGGATTTGATAGAAGACTCAAGTTCCGTTGTATCAAGACCGAGCTTAATATTTAGACTTTTAATTGCTTCTGCCATCACCCTCACCTCCTTAACCTAAAAAGGCATCAATATCTGCCTGAGTTGCTTGTCTAGAACCGCCTTCTTCATAGATGGATTTTTGCAATTTGACTATGTCAAGATAGGTTCTAATGTCAAAGAATTCCGCATCACGAATCGGGATTCCTAATTGAGCCAAGTTGAAAATTATGTTTGCCGTGATGTTTCCTCTTGGCCTTATGGTTTTGGGGCTAAATCAGTCCCTTCGGAATTTTTCTTCATTTCCCCTAAAAGTTCACCAATGGTATTAGCAAGATTTGTGAGTTCTTCAACGTTAGATAAAACGCTAAAGTCGAAGAGTTGAAGGAAACGGTCATATGATTCATTGAAGAAAGGTTTATGCAAAACATAGACCAATCTAAAAAGGACATCGATAAACTTACCGACATCGTTTCTGTTTTCACTGATCGCTTTATCTAACTTTTCGACATCATCAAATAGTTCAGTACCAAAGACGTTTCTATAAGAAATGATGGTAAAAAGGGAAGAAGCTAATCTGAACTCCTTCCCATTGAGTTTAACTGTGCGTTCCATACTCTACTCCTTACTCAGGGATTTCTGGAATCACTGGAGCGGTAGTTAAGAAGTTTGTATAGTTACTATCACCTTTAGCACAGACACAGTTAGTGATTAAATCATCGCCAACTTCAATTGGTCTAGCTGTAATGTTAAGAGTAACTGAGTTAGCTTCAATGCTATCCGCTTTTGATTTGGTTGCCTCAGCAATTGGGGTAACACTACATAAGTAGTACCAGACTCTTCTTGCTTTAGCATCGCCTTGGAATTCAAAACCTAAGGCAAAGGTCACTACTGGTGCGTTAGCGATTTCCACTAAGTTACCATTCGCGAGTCTCTTATAGCCTAAAACTGCAGTTTTGAAATCGTCAGGGATTTCTGTGAATTTAAGTGTTAAGGTTCTACCTGCATTTTGGACTAAGGATGCGTATAAAGTATCATCAGCATAAACGTTGGTAGATCCACCCACTACTTCACTCGAGAACTCTTGAGCCCCCGGTAATGCGACTGGAGTATCAAAGCTCCAGTTACCATTATTGTCTTGAGCGGCAATTGAATAATGGACGTTACGTAATCCGAACGTGATTTTGTTATTTGGCATGTTTAAAATCCTCCAGCCTAATTTCATAAACTCTATGTATAGAGCCATCCGAGTTTTTGTATTCAGATGTTAAAGAAAAGATGTAGTCATTTTTTAGAAGAGCAGTTTCTAGTTTTTCCTCTAAGGCTTCATCTTTTTTCTTTGTTGATAATGTAATTTGAATCGTTCTTAAGTAGTAAGTTGGGCGATCATCTGCGAATTCAGGTGGTCTTTTTGATATCTCCTGATAAATGATGAACGGGGCTTCTGCATTTTGCTCATTGTCATAATCGAGATGAGCGTAGATGACTGTAGGAAGAACGGTTAATAACACTCTTCTAAGTTTCTTAAGCATTATCCACCTCCATTAATTATCTTTCTGATATCGTCTAGCATCTTCGGTGTGAACTCATCATAAGCAGGTCTTAAAAAAGGACGAGCAGATACGAGCTTTCCACTACGATGTTTAAAGCCAAGTTCTACTAAATGAACGATGGAACCTCTGGTTTTGGAATAAATAACAATCGTTTTGTTTATGCCTTCGCCATATGATTCCTTAATAAAAGAATCGCCTAAATGCTCGTGTGTCCACGGTGTTATAGGTGCATGTTCTTTTATATAGTCCAGGATCAAGTCGGCTGTTTCATCTAAGCGTTGTAATATCGCTACTTCAACGTCTTTAGAATAACTTTTAATGGCCTTTTCAATCTCTGGTGTGAGAGCGGTAAGTTCTAAAGATTCCATCCAGCGATGTCCTCCTTTTTGATTTGAATTTCGCTAGCATAAAGTTCCATCCACATTCCATTTTGATAAGTCCTCTCTACTATGTAGATGGTGTCTTTATTAGGAACATAAAGGTACTTGCTACCGTCATAAAGGAACACTTGAATTGAAACCTTAAAATCAAGTAAAACTTTGCTCTCTTTTGAAGAGTAATGTTCCTTAGAAGTGATGGAGGCTGTCATCCCCACCACCTCTTTGGAGCCGACCAAACGCAAGACCTGGTTGCCCAGATCATCAGCATCTGTTTTAACACGTAATAGGAATAAGTTGATGTTGCCGGAATTAGGATACGCTATCACGAGGAAGAACCTCCACCAACCTCAGGTCTATGCAAGCATAGTTGCCTGAGTAAGACGTCAAAGCTCTTGGGAAGCTCTTTCACTTCTCCGTTACTATTGAATCCGAAATGTGTCTTCACAAATATGGTAATAAGAGCTGTCACTAAAGGATTGTCATCTGATTCAGCGGTTTCACGAGGAACTCCAGCTGTGACTAGCAACTGGCGGCACGAGGCAATATGAATCAAAATTTCATCATCAGCGTAGTTTTCTGTTGCAGGGATAAGCAAAGCTTTCTTCATCTTCTCTAGCATGTTTTCGCACGACATTTTAGACACCTCCTCTACTCGTTAGAATATTCTTCCTATTACTCTTAAACGGAAGGACCCGCCTTCATACAAAAGAAAAAGGATCTCTCCTTATTCAAAATGTATTGCGACTAGCGACTTATCAAGGTTAGCGGGCACTCCTCCGTGTTTCGACCTATGGTCTAGTCTCCATCAGCTGGAGTTTCAGGTTCTTCAGGTTGAGCGGCACTGGAGCCAGCTTTTTTAACTCTTAAGAAACCTTTGTAGCCGATGACGTTACCACCAGTAAAGACAGATGCTTTATAGCAGATAATGCCATCTCTGAATTTGTAATCAGTGGATTTGGCTACTTCTACACCACTGAAGATTGGAACTTCGTAGTTGGCGAGTGGACCATAGACCATAGCATAGTCACCGGCTTCTGCATCACGTGCAGAGATAGCTTTACACTTGCTAGAGATGATGTATGGAACACCGTCAATTGTTTGTCTTTCAAAGTCAATGTCGTAAACTTTTCTACCTTCTTGGGTGCGGACTTTGGAGAAGGCTTGTAAGTCTTTCTTGTTAAGGATGAGGACACAACCTTTTTCGACTTCTTCGTCGCCACCATAAGCAAAGACGATATCGCCGAGTGTGTTTTCATCGATCGCAGAGACTTCTAAGTCTTCAACATCTGCTAATGCTTCACAAGCATCAGAGAAGATACCTTTGAAGGTATTTGTGGTACCAGCACCGAGTAAGATTTGTTCACTGATCTTCTTACGGAGAGAGATGTTGATGTTATTTAAAACTTCAGCGGCATAGTTTGCAGCAGGGAGTTTTTCTAACTCTTCAGTGATCTCTGTATAAGCTGTGATTTTGACTTTGGAGATTGTTAAATAACCGAATGTTGGTTCAGTTTCGCTATAAGGTTCGCCTTCGCCAGTTAAACCAGCAGTTCCATGAGATTTAACGAAGGATTTCTTATAGGTTTCGCCACCTTTAAGGTTGACGGTATGGACTTTGTCCACGAGAGTAGAAACTTCTCTAAATGGATAAGGTGTGATGTTATTATCGACATGTTCTGGTAAAAGGACACCATCAGCGGTAACGGTGACAGTACGACCTTCTTTTAAGGCTTGGCCTCTTGCTTCCATTTCAGCAGTTTCTTCTGTTGATTTGGTTTCAATGACGTCTTTGACTTCGAATTTACCTCTCATAACGAGTTTCTTTTCGATAGCTTTGCGTTCATTGGTGAGTTCGTCTACTTCTTTATCGTAAGCGGATAATTTTTCGACATCGGTTTCGGAATCAACTAAGCCACGAATTTCTTCAATACGTGCTTTGATTTCCTTTAAACGTAATTCAAGATTCATAAAATGAATTCCTCCTAGATTTTGGTTTTGATTTTTAGTCTCTTTACTAAGACTGTTCTACGTTCTAAGTTCTCTGCATCATCCAATGCCTTTAGTTCAGCATCCGCCAACTCTAAAGAACGAGCACTTGCTTGGATAGAAGTTTGGTCGTAGGCAGGCAAGTCCACAACACTTACATCAAAGAGCCTATCAATGCCTGTAATAGTTCTTTTTGGAAGCTTACCGCTTTTATCCCAGCTTTGACTTTTAACAGTGAAAGCAAATGACATCTTGTCTAATAGTCCAGCTTCGATACATTTGAAGATGTCTCTATTGCTGGTTGTGTCGATGAGCTCAGCATGAATCTTCAAGCCTTTTTCATCAACTTCTAAAGAAAGAGAACCATTTCTGGTCCTCGCAATAATGAGTGTGCTGTCGTTATGGTTGTACTTAAACGGCACATCTTTCATGTTTGTTTCTTTTAATGCTTGAGCATCGATGACTTCGGTAAAGCCGTGTTCCTCTGTGCCAATGAGCGTTTCCTCATTAAACACGATTGCATAGCCTTCCACTATCATCTTCTTGTTTTCTTCATCCGCTCTGCTCTCGAGAGATGAGAATCTAACTTCTTTATTCATCTTTGTCGATTTCCTCCTTGGATTTAGGTTTCTTAAAGAATTTATCAAGTTGATATTCGTTAGCTTTATCAGCATCAACATAGTTGAGTGATTGCAAACGTCTACTACCACCCTCAATAGGTTCAAAGCCAAGTAAAGCTCTAGATTCATTGAGAGAAAGTATGCCAAGACCCATCAACTTCTCGATGGCCTGGACTTTGGTATTCCATGAAGCATATTGAAGTCTTTCGGAATAAAAGATGATTTGTTCGCCTTTTTCCAACTGACCTCTTGTTAATAACGCTTTTGAGAATGTCTCTGATAAGGCAATTGCTATACCTTCAATAACCGACTCATAGAAAGCGTTATATTCGTTTTCGTTGTACTTGTTATCAAAGATAGAGTCGCTAACACCAAAATAAGAGATGATCTTCTTTTGTAAGAAAGTGAGTGTCGTACTGTCCACTAACTTAGGGTCAGTATTAAGCGGCACATAGTCACTCTTTAAATCAACAGGGACAATGGAACTACCACCATCACTAGTTGCCTCTTTTAAAGCATCATCAAACTCTTTCTTTTGAGCGGTTTTATCTTTTTCAGATAAGATTCCATTTATTTTTAATAAACCTTTGATTTGGAAGCTTGTTTTAATAGCGTTATCCAAACCCTGAAGGACGGAATCATTAATTTTGATTGTCTTTAATAATGCGGCATGATCACTAATAGCACCATTGCCACCAAAGACATCATTCATTCCATAGAATCTACGAAGATGAATAACGGACTCGTATGGAAGTGTGAAACCTTTTTTATCAGAAAAATAAAAGCGGAGATACATCGCTCCACTCTCATCTTTAAGGACCTCAACCGATGTCGGTTTTAATGGCCAAAGCTCCTTGAGCTCATAGGTTTCATAATCGTAAACTGGATAAATAAACGCATTGTTATTTAAGTAAAGAAGAGTCACAACTCGATAGATAAAATCGTAAGGTGTCATTAAAGGGTTAGGTTGAAACTTTAGCAGATAACATAAGTTACCGTTTTTTTCTAACACCGTTTTATCATCTTGAGTTTTAACATATCTTGGCTTTAGTTTTGCTGCATGAGTAGCAATTCGATCAATGCAGATTTTTACCACATCCGACATGTTGATATTGCTTCCAAAGTCTTGAAAGATATCTAATGTCGATTTAAAGACTCGAGCATCATAGTTAACAGGAGCCACTACTTTTTTCTTGCGTTTAAAAATGTCAAAGAATGCCATAGCTACCTCCTAACTAATTAAATTCTCATAGTCTGTCTTGTATCGAGTAAGGACGGCATAAGCGATAATCAACGCCACGCATCCATCGATTCTTTTTAATTTGCTGTTTAGCTTGCTAGGCTGAATGTTTCCATTAAGGTCTACTTTTGCCTGAGTATTTGCTAAATTCCACTTTAATATTGGGTTATTATCATAGATAACTAATTTGTTTTTAAGGTCACCTTCTAGCTGTTTCATTGGTTCAGATAAGGTGTATATGCCTTGTCTTATTTTCTCCATTGTGAATCCAGCTTCTTCCATTTCCTTAACCCAGTACTGAGAATTCCATGGATCATAACCTATAAAAATTGGGCGAATACCATACTCCCTCACCATTTGGATGAACCATTCGGTGACATGATGGAAGTCGTTTTGGTTGCCGTTAGTCAAAGTGATTAATCCTTTTTTAACCCAAACATCATATGGAATCTTATCTTCCTCCACTCTCTTTTTAACTAGTTCGCTAGGCATAAAGAAATGTGGGAGAACGTACTTCTTGCCGTTTTTTATAATAAGCAAGACTGCTGCAGTTAGGTCCGTTGTAGAAGAAAGATCAACTCCACCAATAGCATAGCTGTCTCTAATGTCGGACATCTTATACGTGGTTTCATTATTTAACTCTGCATACGTTAACCATGAACCGCTTTCGATTTGTTTGATGTTAAAGTCTTTACATAGCATCGTTACTTTAGTGGCTAAATCGTTTCTAGCTTTATTCATGACATCATCGAAATAAGACTTTGTCTTGATGGTGCCTAAGCTAGGATTTGACTTCTGCCAACTTGATGGATCGTTAAAGACTTCATCAATCGAATCTTGTGTGTAAAGCCACGGAAGGATTCTTTCGTCTTCAATCTCGCCTTTTATCATCTTTCTGACGTATGCAAGTTTGTTATCTAGAAAGCCATCAACTGTGGTTCCTTCTGTGGTAATGATGAAGATTAAAGGCTCTTTCTTTGTAGATTGAGATTGTTTAATAGCATCATAGACTTTTGAGTCAGTCATTTCGTGGACCTCGTCAATACATCCAACCTCGATGTTATAACCATCTTTGTTTCTACTTTGAGCGGAGAGCTTTTTAATCTTGTTTTTGTTTCTTGGAGAATAGATGTAGAAGATATTCTTCCTAGAGCGTTTTTCGTTTCTTAGAGCTTTACTCTGTTCACGCATATTATTAATCTCATCGTAGAGAATATTTGCCTGGTCATTCGTGTTAGAAGCACAAACGATATCGGTGCCACCACTACTTAAAAAGAATTCGGCAAGGTCGATTCCGGCGATAAATGTGGTTTTCCCGTTTTTACGAGCAATGAGAAGCAAGGCTTCATTAAATCTTCTTAGACCGGTCTCTTTTATTTTGAAACCGTATGCACATTCCAAAAACGCCTTCTCCCATAATTCTAGGATAAATGGTTGGCCATTAAATGGTGACTTAGTGTGCTTGCAAAACTTCTCAATAAACTCAATTCTTATTTGTCCTGGTTTTTCATCATAAATATAACGAGGATTATTCAAATCGTTTTTTAAGCGTTTTAAGACACTTTTTAGTTCTTTGCCAGCAATTATTCGTCCGGACTCAATTTCGTCGATATAGGATAGTAAGAAACTCATTCTGCGTTATCTTCTTCCGTTTTGTTAGGCACCGGAATCTCATGATAATGAATCTCTGAGTCCTTTTTGCCTAAAATCAGCTTCTTCCCTAATATCGAGCCATCGGTGACACTTTGAATGACACATCCTTCTTTTGCTTGCAGGATTCTTCTTCCCTTTTTGATAATCATCTCCATGTTATTCTTCCTCCCTCACTAAGTTGAATGTTCTATTAGTGCCAACATTGTTAGCGGAATAAGTCTTCAATTTAACTGTGCTGACTTCGCCATTACTAAATGAAATAACACCAGTATTGTTTTCTCTTTCTCCAACTGGTGCAGGTTTATATCCACCCCACGAACTTTCATCATAATCACCAACAAGATTAATCTTGAACGATGAATCATCGATATATTCATAAGTGATGTTAACCGCTGCATCTAAAGTATCCGAACTTATAGAACCTATTCCTTGGCCTAAATCAAGATAGATAGTTGTTGAGCTATTTGAATACTTAAAGTGTTTATTTGCTAAAGGATCGTTGGCTCCAACAATACCAATAGTCCAGTTCTTATCCGTTGCAATATCTAGGTCTTCCTCTTCCAATCTGTCATAGACAACTTGATGGATAGAGATAACTTTAGAAGCACCACCAGATAAATCTTTTAAGTTCCTGAACATTTGAATGACCGACTCTCTAGTGAGTGACGTGCAATTACCAAAGTTCGCATTAACATTAAAATTGCTTTGTAATGTGATTTTGCTTAATACAGGGCAATCTTGAATTGATTCAATTGGGATCGCGACATTGATTGTGTTAGGGAACCAGATTTCATTTAAAAGAGGACATCCTTTAACAACCGCTGTACCACCAGTGAAGCTTTGAAGTCTATCAGGTAAATATAGCTTCTTAAGTTTTGGAATATTCCAGAAAGCATAAGAAGTTAATTGCCTTAGATTTGAGTTAGCACCAAAGGTGACTATTTCGCATCCACATCCACTTAAGTTATATTGGCCCCAACTTGATAAAGAAGCTGGGAAATTAATATCATCTAAGTTTTCAATTCTATATAATGCGTAGTTTTCTAATGTTGCTAATTGGCTACCAGGTTCAAACTCAATGTGAGTACAGCCACTTTGATAAAAAGCATGTGATTTAATTGTGGTAACCGTATAAGGAACATTTACTGTGAATTCGTTTGTAGCTTCTGCTAGGAAGTTTGAGGTCACATAAGTGACACCTTCTGGAATTTCAAAATGATTAAATCTACCTTCTACTAATTGAGATAGGAGTTTGAATTCTTCGGAAGTATGAATAGTTCCTAGGTTCCCTTTAAGGACTGTAGCCACTACTGGTTCAGAAGCATAGATGTAATTCGCTGTAATAGTTGAGTCATTATTTGCGACTTCATCACAGGCGATAAAGCTCATCTCCCAAGCACCCTCATAAGCTGTGATTGCTTTAGGGATTTCAAATTCGTTGTCATGAACCCTATAAAGATAAGTCGCATTTTTATGAGTGAATTTTAAGTAATGATAAGTACTATCAATTTCGGAATCCACCTCAAATAAGAGTCTTACTCTTTTAGATTCACGATAGACGGATATTTCAAAAGGCTCTACATCTGATGTAAGCTTACCGTCTTTACCAACATGGATATTAATTTCATATGCCATTTGAATTATCCTCCTAAGGATTTCATAAAATTATCAAACTCATCGTCTTCATCTACGGCATTTCTACCAAGGATAGAATTGAGTGTTTTAATTACGGTTTGGTACACCGCTAAAGAAGTGAGGAAAGTTTTATAAGAAACAGTTTCTCTAAACTCACCATTTTTAACTTGGACCGCACCATAGGTTGCTACTTGTTTTTGTAGTTCATCTAACTGAACCTTTAAAAAAGCCGCTTTGTGTAGCAGCTCATCAACTAGTTTTGTTTTTGTTTCATCAACATCTTTGAATAGAGCAAGTAGTCGCTCGTATTCTTTTCGTACAGCAGTTACGTCCACGAGTTTTCCTCCTCTAAAAATTATGATGTGAACCCCATAACTTGTACTTATTTGATAAAATATTTGAGGTGATTTTATGAAAAAGGACAAAAGGGTACGTGGAATCTATAAAAAAGTTCCAGACGACATCAAGATTAAGGTCTGTAA